CACACTGGGCACTTCCACTCGCAGGCTGCGGAGTGGCAGCGACCGATTGAGACGCTCGACGGCGTGATCGTTCGCACGGCACCGGCTCTCTGCCCGCCCGACGATTGGCACAGCGTCAACGGATTCATCGGCTCACGGCAGGCAATGGAGACGTTCTTCTACGACCACGCTGGCGGGCTGTCGTCCATGCACGTCGCAGGCGTGAAGGCTTGACTGATGGAATACGAATTGACTGACGAGTACATCGCCGAGGCACGCCAGCGAGCGTATCGCTATCAGGGGCAGTGGTGCGGCACATCGGGATCGCTGGCGGCGGATGTCGCTCGACTTCTAATCGAAAGGAAAAAGATGCAAGAATTTCTTACGGATTTAGAGAGCAGCAACGCACAACTGCGGGCAGCGGTAGAGACTCGCCTAGCTGGCGGATGCTGCGACGGTGGCAAGTGCCACGCCAAGGAAGACGACGCACCAGAGCGGTGGCGGGAGATCACGCAGGCGAGCGCCGAGAAGTACGCCGCAGACCGGGCCGAGCAGATCCCGGCAGATTGGATTCTTCAGGGACAGCGTGAGATGGAAGCGGCACCGGATGACATCCGGTGGACGGGTGACAGCATCCTTGCCGATGAACACGACGACATCCGCCCAGGCTCTCGGGAGTTCCTCGCCGTGCTGGAAGAACTGAAGCGGCTTCACTTAGCCAAGACATTAGATTACGGCGTGGACGAGGACGCACTGAGCAACATCCGCAACAGTGCCGACGTCGTGAATATGCCAGCGTGGGCGGGCTGCATCCTGCGAATCTCGGACAAGATGCACCGGCTCAAGGCGTTCTTCCGCCGTGGTCGCTGCGAGTTTGACGGCGTCGAAGACACGCTGAAGGACATCGCCTGCTATGCGGCGATTGCGCTCGTTTTGCACCGAGAGCAGGAACGGGCAGAGCCGGTCTAGGATTCCGCCCAGCCGCCCTAGTCTGGCGGCATGGTCACTGACGCACCGCTTGCTGCCGCACACCCTTTCCTCGACATCGAGCACAAGGTGAGTGCGTTTTTGACCACCTCTAAAGTGCTTGCCCGTGACGGTCTGACGTGGAGTGAGTTCGGCTCTCTGCTGGTCGCTTTGCTGCGGCTGTGCGTCGAGACGCTGGACGCCACGACGTCGATCTCCGGGCCGGAGAAGAAGGCTATCGCACTTGCTGCGGTAGCGTCGCTCTTCGACATGATCGCCGTGTCGTGCCTGCCGCTCGTGGCGTGGCCGTTCTGGGCGGCCTTGCGTCCTGCCCTGCGGGCGTTCGTGCTCGCTCTGGCATCTGGTGCCATTGAATCCTTACTGCCTCTTGTGAGGGCTTCCGCGTGATCACAGCTCTACTTGTGGCGTTCGCCGTCTATCTGCTCGCCGGTCAGCAGATCGCCGAGAAGGCGAAGGCGTTCATCGCTACGGCGAAGGTGCCAAGCATCGACGGCAAGCACGTCGCCGTATTGGCGTTGCTCGTGGCTGCGGCGATTGCTTTCATGCCGAGCCGCTCGAACACGCCGACGCCTGCACCGGCACCAGTGCCGCCGGATGCGTTTACGCTGCGTGGAAAGTTCGTTGGGCCGCAGGCGGCAAGCGACGCTGCCACGCTTTCGGCTCTGTGCGACGAACTGGCTTCGTGCATTGAGTACGACGGCACGCACGACCAACGGCTGAAGACCGGCGTCGCCTTTGACGAACTGCGTATCGCCGCCCGTGAGGCTCGCTGCAAGGGCGACAGCATCGGTGCTCGCCAGCCGCACGTCAGGGAAGCCGTGCACAAGTTCCTTGACGACGCCGTGGGTGCTTCCGGCGGTCCTGTGACGCCAGAGAGCAGGGCGGCGTGGGTGTCGGCTCTGCGTGACCTGTCGAGGGCTGCTGCCGATGTCACGAAGTAGCCGCTGGTCTATCGGTGCTGTCGGATTCGTCATCGTCATGGCGATTTTGGGTGCGCTCGTGGAGCGTGCCACGCACCGGGTTGTCGCACGGATTGACGGGCAGTTCGGATATACGCCCGACCCGGAGGGTACGAAGGCGTTTCTGGCAACTCTCGGCAACGAGCAGTATTTCAGCCAGGCGGGTGCCGAGGCGATGCACGAAGCCAAAGGCGTTGATACGTTTCTGTATCGGCAGATGGACGCTGCACACCGGGCACGTTACGGAAAGCCGTTTGTGGCATGGCGGCAAGCAATCGGTGACTGCGTGAGCTTCGGCGCAGCCGGCGGGGTCTACTGCCAAGACTCTGTGTCATGGTCGCTTGGAAAGCTTCCCGAGCCGCCACTCGTGCCGGCTACTGAAGCGTTGTACGGCGGTGCTCGTGTCGAGGCGATGCGAAAGCCGGGCGACGGCTTGCAACCCTATGGAGGGTGGAGCGATGGTGCCACCGGCTTTGGTGCCGCAAAGTTTCTGCGTGACTTTGGCGTAGTCTATCGCCAGAAGTATCCGACCGCAGACCTGACCGAGTATTCCGGCGAGCGTGCGAAGCAGTGGGGTGCGTATGGATGCGGCGGGCAGAACGACAACGGCAGGATGGATGCAGAGGCAAAGAAGCATCCGCTTCGTCACGTCGTCGCCGTCCGCACTTGGGCGGAACTTGCGGCGGCGATAGAGTCAGGCTACCCGTGTACGCTCGCTTCTTCCCAAGGCTTTCAGTCTGTCCGCAACAAGGACGGCATCGCAGAGGCATCCGGCACATGGATGCACCAACAAGTCGCCATTGCTATTAGGCACCGCAAGAACGGGTCGCCCGATGACCTTGTGTTGATTCTCAATTCGTGGGGTCCGAATTGGATCGCAGGCCCGAAGGTTCCGGCAGACATGCCAGACGGCTCGTACTGGGCACGTCGCTCTGTCGTTGAGACTCGGATGCTCGAAGACGCTTGGGCTATCGGTGATACGGACGGCTTCAAGTACAGAGACCTTGACCACGGCGGATGGCTCGCACCTGCGCCGCCAGAAGCCAACGCTCGCAAGCCGTCACCCGCTCGCCTGATCGCAGACACATTCCATCTCGCACAGTAGGAGTCGCCTATGTCGCTCGTCATGTGGCTCGTGTTCGGCGCAATCGCCGGTGGTATCGCCAAGGCGATCATGCCGGGACGCTGCCCTGAAGGCTGGGTGCCAACCATCGGACTCGGCATCATCGGCTCGCTCGCTGGTGGCTTGCCGTTCGGTGACGCTCCCGCCGGGCTGATCGGCAGCGTGGTCGGTGCCTGCGTCGTCATGTTCTTGTACTCGATCTGGAGCGTGGACCGATGACCAAGAGAGAAATGCAGACTGCCGTCGTCGTCGCCCTGGTCGCCGTGATGCTGACGTGGTGGGCCGCCACCAGCGACTACAGCCCGGTCAAGCCAGAGCCGAGCCGCCCGGTGCTGCGACTCGTCCAGCGTCTCGCCCGGCTGGGCTTGTGGGCGATGATGTTTGCCGAGCCGCCACCCGCAGAGCCGCAGCACTACGTCGTACACGCACGGGTAGACGAGAACGGGCACAGAGTGATCAATCACGGGCAAGGATGGTGAGACGCATGTGGCAATACATCCTCTCGGTCCTGGCCGCCCTGTCGGCTGACCCCGCACAGATCGACCAAGAGGCTCCTAGAGCCTCGGCGGCGGTCAGCGTCGCCTATGCCGCCACGGCACCAGAACGGGCACCAGAGCCGAAGCCAGAGCCACCCAAGCCCAAGCCTGCCGTGTGCGTCGATTGCGGCGGCAAAGGCTACATCGTCCACGGAGACGGGCACCGCACCGTATGCCCGACGTGCGGCGGCAAAGCGTGCCCTGATGGGAAATGCCCGCCCGGCGCGTTGTCCACGCCTGTTTCACCTGCTCGGCCTGCGGGCGGGAGGTGACGGTGGACGACGCGCCGGCTGGGATGCTGCCGCACCTCCGCAGCCGGTTGCGTGCCGAAGTCGGCCCGCGAGCCGTTGCGGCTGGGCGTGCATTTGACGAGTTCGTTGACAGCGTCGCAAGGTGCTGGAACGCCGAGCACTGGACGAAGCTGGCACGGGCGCAGCCAGAGAGCGAGATGGCAGCGGTGCGTGATGCCAAGGTGCTGATCGCCAAAGTCAGGGAAGACGTCGAAGCCATGTGGGGCGATTCGCCAGAACTACAGAAACTCTACGGCGATGTCGGCACTGACGCCGTGGAATCGTTCGCCCGGCTGTGGTTCGAGAGCATGGCAAACCGCACTTGGATGCGTGCGGCGTGCAGGGAAGCCCGGAAAACTTGACAGCGTTGGCAGACTCGCTGCATGGGCGAGGTACAGCGGTCTCTACTGAGCGACGACGAATTGCCACCGGCGAAGGGCAAAAAGCGTCGCATGCCTGAACGTCTCTCGCCGCAGCTGCGGAAGTGGTTGACGCAACTCGCTCGCGTCGGTGCCCGCATCACATGGACGATCGAACTGCTCTACGATCCACGCAAGGGTGGGCAGGGCGAACTCTGCGAGCGTGCCAAATCTGGCGATCACACGCTTGTGCTCGACACGGTGCGTGAGGTTGAGCACCGGGCGGCGTCGCTGGCAGAGGACATCGAAGTGTTCATGACGCCGCCGGATAAGCTGCCGTCCGAGCCGGGCAGCAAGGCACGGGTCGAGGCTATGGCGCGGCGGCAACTGGCGAAGCTGCACCTATTCGACTGATCGTATTGGAATACGTACGCATTTTGTCGATTTTGTAACACGTTTGGGGCGAGTGTCGCCCCACATAACATGACGGAACGTGCGATTAGGTGTTCAGTCGCTCCAGCAGCTTGCGGAGCGTGGCGGCTTGGCTCTTGAATGCTCCGAAATGCTCTGCGGCAAACGCGACGGCCTTCTGCTCCTTCTTTGTGAGCGTACACATTTCCTGCACACTACCATCGCTGGGTGTAGCTTGCTCGGCGAGTGTACGCAGTCGCTCGATCTCTCTGATCAGCTTTCCGACGAGGCACGTCGAGTGCCACTTATGACAGTTGCCTGAGTGCGTTTGCAGCCGTTGGCCGCCGCCGATGTCGGCGAGCCACGCCTTGGCGTCGGCAACGATGTCGCTCATTCTGCCCTCAGTTTTTCTGCAAAAAATCTTGACACTCAGTCATCGAGTAAACCGGGCCTTTCTCTGAGCATGTCGCGGATCTCCTCTAGGTGCCGCCGCGTCTCTGCTGACGGTTCGCCGTGCTTGAGCACGCCACGGCAGTATTGGTCAACCTGCCATATCGCCGACTTGGCGTCGGCACCCTGCATGGCGGCGTCGAACTCGGACTGCTCGTCCGGCAGGCGGAAGCGAAGGATGGCGTGGGGCATGGGGGCATTCTGAAGGGGGCGTCAAGTGTGACGGAACCTCGGTCGCTTTGGATAAGAGCCGAGGTTTTGTCACATCTTGGGCAGGGTTGGTCAAGTAGCCGCCGGCGGCTTGGGCGTCAGGTCGAGAGCTGGCAGCAGGTCGATTGCCGTCTGTTTCGGCTTGGCAATCGTCACATCGATGTAGTGGGCCTTTGTGATCGCCGGGTTACTGTGGTCAAGCAGCTGCGTGGCGTCGCCACCAGCAAGGGCCATGTAGCTGGCGGCAGACTTCCGCAGCCCGTGGAATCCACGGTTTGTCACGCTTGCCCGCTTGCAAAGCAGCCCGAAGTGGTGCCACAAGGTGCTTTTGTCAGCGGTCCACGGCCAGACGAGATCGTCAGGCTTGCCTCGGATCTGCTCCAGCCACTTGCACTGATCCTCTGAGATCGTCCGCAGGATGTCGCGGGTCGCGCCTTTCCGACCCTCGGCTGGGAAGATGACGATTCGCTGCGTCGTGTCCACGTCACGCCAGCGGAGTGCCAAATGCGAACCGATCCGCTCGGCGGTCTCCCAGCACGACCGGATCAGCGGCGGGAAGAACATGTGCGGTGGCAGCGTGGTTGGCTTTATACGGGGCCGTCGCTGCAAAGCCTGTCGCAGCAGGGCAGACACCTCGTCGACCGTGTAGCCGCGTGGTATGCGTCCTGGTGCCCGTATCTGGGCGAGCGTTGGGAACTGGTCAACGTATCGCCGTTTGGCGCAGTACGACCACAGAGCGGAAATCTGGTTTCGGTCCTTTCTGGCTGTGGCGGCTGACCGCACTGCTCGCCGGCTGGCGACGTAGGTCTGCACCACCAGCGGGTCGAGGTGCTCCGTCGTTGGCTCCGTTTTCAGTTGGTCTGCCCAGCGAGAAAACGTCAGACGGTATTGCCGCCTGCACTGATCGGAGTGTGCCCGCAGAACGGCGTACTCGTTTTCGTAGATGTCTCGAAGTATTCTGGTCATGTCGATTCTCCATCGCCTGAGGTTATTGAGTTGACGTATACTAATGTACAGACCCAAAACGAGCTATCCTCCACTTGAGTTTGGGTTATTTGAGTTTTGTACACCCAAACAAAGGTAGAGCCGTGACGGTGCCTCGGGCAAATTGGGCGGTTTTTAGGCGGGAAAAGTTGACACCGCTGTTTCCGGCGTTAGTATTGGGGCATGGTTGTGGCACTCCCCGAAGGCAAGAAACTGATCAGCACCGCCGACGCCGCCAAGTTGCTTGGCGTCTCGATGGGCAGGGTGCGCCAGCTTGGCATCCTCGGTGCCAAGAAGGGCGGGCTGACCCGCTACTGGGCCGCACCGACCGCCCTCGTGTTTGACGAGGCCGAGGTCAAAAAGGTCGCCGCCGACCGCCCCAAGACCGGAAAAACCGGACGCCCAAAGGGCGGATTCAAGGCGAACTAGAGGTTTTCCCGGCCAAAACAGGCCAAAAAATATTTTTTTCTCACCTGTTGACACTTCTAACGCCGAAGCTAGAATACACCCATACGAGCGAATGAGACTCGCAGCCACGAACCGGGAGACGAAACGATGAAGACCTCGACCAAGACCGCCGCCGCCAACTTTGCCGCTGCCGCCCGTGACGCTGGCTGGAAGATCAGCACCCGAGAGAACGTGGTCACGATCACCAAGCACTTCACGGCTGGCAGCCGCGAAGAGTTCGTCAAGCTGGACGGCGAATACTACGGCATCCTGTCGATGGTCAAGGCTCGTGGCGGCAGCATCTGGGGCACGGACGGCTCGGGCGTTGGCGGCTACTCGGCGATGCTGCACGGCTGCTTCACCATGAACATCAGCGGAGTGAGCCAGGCGTTCATCGCCGCTCTCTAATTCACACAAGGTGGAGCCACCCGGCCTGCCGACAGCTGCGAAACGGGTGGCACTTCAAACACAGGATTCTTCCGCCAAGGATGGCACGCCATGAAACGCCGCTGGAACTCGCTGATTCAATCGCTCGTCCTGATCCGCTTCGGCCAAGAACTCGGAACCGATTCAAAGATTGCCCAGGCGGTCGCCAACTCGATTGACTTTGTTGTTTCCACGCTCGCCCGCTTTCTGAGTTGACGAGTTCTAACGCCGCCGCTATCTTCCTGCACATCTAACGCCGACGCTACCACGAATACTATACAGATTTCCAACAAACACAAACCGCTCCACAGCTTGTTTTGCAGCACTTTCGGACGCTTGACCGACGACTGTTCAGTCGTACACTTCCACCCCACAACCAAAGGAGATGACCCACATGGACGCACATCACGCCGAATACGCCGCCGCCGTCGCCGGAATGCAGGACACCTACGGCACCCGCGCCGCTGACACGTTCGCCATTGGCGATCACATCACGTTTCGCCTGAAGGGCTGGAGCCTCAACTCGCACGACGACGGGCGAGTGTGCAGCCATCACAACGGGATGCTGCTGGTGGAGACGGCGACCGACATCGTCGAGGTTGACCCGCGCCCGTGGCCGGTTGGCAACGTGCTGCCCTTTTAGACGCACACAGGAGCGACGGTGGAATCGTCGCGCCCAAGGACGGGATCAGTGCCGCCTAGCAGGAAGCGAAAGCGGCTTTTACGGACGGAAACAAAGACACGAAAGGACACGGACATGACGGTACAGATCAGAAAGGCGAAGCGGTCGGCAACCAAGCTGCGGCTGCTTCTTACCGGGCCAAGCGGCTCTGGCAAGACTTGGGGCGCTCTGCAAATCGCCAAGGGGCTTGGCGGCAGGACGATGGTGATCGACACGGAGGAAGGCAGCAGCGATCTCTACGAGCACCTGCACGACTTCGACGTGATCGACCTTCGCCCGCCGTTCACGCCAGAGCGGTACATCGAGGCGATCACCGCAGCCGAAGAGGCTGGGTACGAAGTCATCATCGTGGACAGCGTCACGCACTGCTGGAGCGGCTCGGGCGGATGCCTGGAGCTTCTCGAAGACGTGGCGAAGGCTCAGTTTCGTGGCAATACGTGGTCGGCGTTCAGCGTCATCACGCCACGCTGGCGGGCGTTCGTGGACAAGTTGTTGCGGTCGCCTGCCCACGTCATCTGCTCTGGTCGCAGCAAGACCG